AATAAAAACTCTTTAGAAGATAAAGCAAAAGAACAACACAAAGAATATGATGAATTTTTATGGCTCTTAAAAGGATAGACAATGGCAAATAACGATAAAAATCCAAGAAACCCACTATCACCACTTTTTCAAAGATTAACTAAGCTGTTTTCTGGACCGATAATTAATTATCGAAGTCAAACTGGTAGACGCTTAAGAAGGCAGCATCTAGATAAGTATGCTACATCTTTTAAAAGCGCTAGTGGTAAACAGTTTAAAAAAAGCACTTATCAACCCTTAGATATAATTGCGACCAATGCAATCGCAAACCAAAGAAGAAGCGAAAGATATATTGATTTTGATCAGATGGAATACATGCCAGAGATTGCTTCCGCAATGGATATCTATGCAGATGAGATGACAACCGCTTCTGATCTACAGGAGCTGTTAAGAATTAGATGTCCCAATGAAGAAATAAAGGCAATATTACACACGCTGTATCACAATATCTTAAATATTAATTCTAATTTATATGGTTGGAGTCGCACAATGTGCAAATATGGCGACTTCTTTCTGTACTTAGATATCGATGAAGACCATGGCATTAAGATGGCCATTCCTTTGCCCCCTCAAGAGGTTGAAAGACTAGAAGGGGAAGATAAAACAAATCCAAATTATATCCAATATCAATGGAACTCTGCTGGAATGACTTTTGAGAATTGGCAAATCGCACATTTTAGAGTCCTTGGCAATGATAAATATGCACCATATGGCAGCTCTATTTTAGAGCCAGCAAGAAGAATTTGGAGGCAACTGGTTCTTATGGAGGATGCAATGATGGCGTATCGCGTAGTTCGTTCATCCGAACGCCGCGTATTTTATATTGATGTTGGTTCAATTGCACCCCAAGATGTTGAACAGTACATGCAAAAGGTTGTAACACAAATGAAGCGCAATCAAGTTGTTGATCCTGACACTGGTCGTGTTGATTTGCGTTATAATCCACTCAGTATTGAAGAAGATTATTTTATTCCACTGCGCGCCGGCCAATCTTCGAGAATAGAAAACCTAGGCGGCGGCGCAAATACAACAGCGATTGAAGATATTAAATATCTTAGAGATAAATTGTTTGCTGCTCTTAAAGTTCCAATGTCTTATTTGATTAGAGGCGACGGCGCCGAAGAAGATAAGACAACATTAGCCCAAAAGGATGTTCGTTTCGCTAGAACAATTCAAAGATTGCAAAGAGTTGTTGTTTCAGAACTAGAAAAAATTGGCATTATACATCTTTATACTTTGGGCTTTCGTGGGGACGACCTTTTGAGCTTCAAATTAACTCTAAACAATCCCTCGAAAATTGCAGAGCTTCAAGAACTTGAACATTGGGAAAAGAAATTTGGCGTTGCTTCTGCGGCTACCGAAGGGTTCTTTAGTCGGCGCTGGATTGCGGATCGGTTATTCGCCATGTCTGAAGAAGAGTTCTTGCGGAATCAGCGTGAAATGTTTTATGACAAAAAATTCGATGCATCTCTTGAAGCTGCAGCCACAGCTGTGGCAGAGGCCTCCGCCGCCGGCGGCATAGGCGGCGAGCTAGGTGGAGAACTGGGTGGCGAAGAGCTAGCTGGCGAGCTAGGTGGCGAGCTAGGTGGCGAGGAGCTAGGTGGCGAGGAGCTAGCCGGCGAAGAAGAGGGGATGTTGTTAGCTGAACCTGAAGCGCCTGCAAATCGTGACGCTCCCAAAGTTTACATAGGGCCTCATGGTGCAAGCAGTCCATATACGCCAGTAAAACGCGATAGAAGAAAAATGGCCGGCCTAGGAAAAAACATGCGCCGAGCCGTGAGCCCTGAGATATCTCCAAGAACTTGGTCCCCAGGTGCACAAGAAATGAGAAAATATTCTAGAGGAAGTATTTATGAGAGTAAGGAATCTACTTATAGTATGAACGACAAACAAACAGAAGATCGTTTGTTTCAAGTTAATCATGAAATTAGGAATATTATTCAAAACCTAGAATCGGAATTTAAATTGGAGTCGGGTGATGATGAAGAAAATAAAGCATAATAAAAAAAGAAATACTGGATTTTTGTTCGAAGTCTTAGTCAATGAAATGACAAAGGCCCTTATTGAGAACAACATCGAAAGAAAAGAGGCAATCTCAAAAATATTATCAACTTACTTTACCAGTAACGCATTGTTGAGAAAAGAATTAGAGCTATATCAGATGTTGATGGAGACCGTTAATTTAGATTTACACACATCAGAAAAGCTTTTATTCGAAGTAAAGAAAGAATATTCGAAAATTGATAAAGATAAGATTTTTCAAGAACAGACAGCACTAATCAAGCAAATCAATTCAACTTTATCAAGTTCTGTTTTTTCTAATTTTTTGCCAAACTATAAAAGCTTAGCATCAATCTCACAGATGTTTAATGATAAAACTCCCATAAAGAGACGAGTTATCTTAGAGAGCATGGTTGTAAAGAGCTTGATGCGGCAAAATATAAAGTCTAAGCAAAATGATATTGTCCCTATTGATAATATTGTTTATTCTAAATTTGTTGAAAATTTTAACAACAAGTATGGTAGTCTTTTATTGTCTGAGCAAAAAGAATTATTAAGTAAATATATTTCCTCATTTGCAGACAATGGTTTGGAATTGAAAATTTTCTTAAATGAAGAAGTTGGCAGATTAAAACAATGCTTGATTGAGTCTTTGAAGATGAAAGAAATCAAAGAAGACGTAGAAATGTTAAACAAGGCTAAAAAAGTTATTTCAAGTATTGATGAGTTTAAAGAATTGAAAATTAATGAAACAATGATTCAAAAGATATTGAAAATACAAAATCTCGTTAAGGAGATTAGTGACTAATGTCTGTTACAATCAATATCGAACCAGCTGAAGGTGCTGAAGAAAAAGATAAAAAAGGGATAACGCTAGAACTAAATCTTCGTAAAAGTTTGGGTGGAGATTTCATGATCTTTGATCATGCCGATATTGATATTGTTATTATGCCTAAACAAAATAAAGTGATATCTTTTGCAAAAGATATAATGTCTGATGCTGTATATGGAGCACAATCTAGATTATTTGATCACTTAAGAAGAAAAGGGATCATTACTTATGATTCTATTCAAGCTGGCAATATTTATGGATCCTTAGAGGGCTTGTTGCAAGAAAGCGAAGAAATTGATTCAGTAAAGTCCGCCATAGTTAATATTTCTAAATGGATTGATAAAGAGCGGCCATATTTTGAGTACCTTAACGCGTATGAAGATATGGAATCGGATAGAATGCTCCAACCAGATCCAGAAGACAACACGACGCTTGGCGAGGTACCCCACGAGGAAGAGAAGGGATCGATTAAGCCTAAATATATGAGGGATGCATATAGCATGCAATACATGTATAGTTTTGAATAGTTGAGAGGATAATATGGAATTATTATGGTTCGTGTTGTCCGCATATGGTCTTACACAAATTCTTGTTTATGGTGACATATTTAATAATATCCGTCCACCAAAAGAATGGTTAAATAATTTTGGCATACTGTTTCATTGTCCAATGTGTATGGGCTTTTGGGTTGGTGTGTTTTTGTGGGGTATAAATGGTTTTACAGAACTATTTACATTCGAGTATAACTTTGCAAATTTATTGATTTGTGGATGGTTATCTTCGGGAACATCATACATTTTTAATGTTTTGTTCTGTGATAACGGATTTCAAATAGGAGCAAATAATGGGAAATCATTGGACAAGTAAATGGCGTCTTCAGCCAGTTCGTCGCTGCTGCAAAGGCTCATAATCCGCGCGGGTCGCGCCCGCATCAAGGAAGATTAAAATGAAAATTACAAAAACACAACTTAGAAGAATTGTTAAAGAAGAGCTTACAAAAGAATTAAACGAACAAGGGATTGATGAAGTTTTTGGCGCTATGAAGGCCATGGCCCGGGCCGTGGTGCCAGGAGGCATGACGGGTGATGATGAGATTAAGCTTCAAATTAAACAAGATGAGGCTAAGAATATCAAAAAAAACCCCGATGGTCCAGGCGCGGCTGTTGCAACCTGGGGCATTATCTCTCTCGGAGCGGGCAAAGAAACAGCCATGCTTCTTTCCAGAATGTTAAACTATGATCAAATTCTTGCACTTGTTATAGCTGCTGAGTGGGTGGGTCCAAAGGGAGATTCACACATAAATAGGGTAGTAGACATGATGGGTATCGAATTAGCTCATACCCTTAAAGGTGCAGTGGACACTGTTGTCCGCTATTCAGAAGAGCACGGACGCAAAGTTAGCTTTGAAGATTTTGGGGATAATGTGCGTCGAGCTTATGGGGCATTTGGATCCATGGCCAAGGAAAATTAAAATGAAAATTACAGAATCACAATTAAGAAAGATCATTAAAGAAGAGCTTGCAAAAGAATTAAATGAACAAGGGATTCATGAAGGCGCCCTGGACTTCATTCGTGATCCGCTGATGTTCCTAGGTCGCGCTGCCGTGCCGGGCGGCATGACGGGGAAAGATGAAGTTATATACCAAATGGCCCGCGACGAAGCCATATCTGTAAGAAAAGGCACTCTCGACGATGAAACCGGCGAACGGGCTGCCGTTGGCATATTTGGTCACCGAGCCCGCTTCGACAAGGACACAGCCAGCGACGGACTTGCCGCCCTGAAAAGATTGTCTCAAGAGCAGCTTCTGGCGCTTATGCTTGCAAAGAAATGGGAAGGTCCGAATAAAGATGATTCCATAAATAGAATAGTGGATATGATGGGTATCAAGCTTGCACATACTCTAAAATCCGCCGTT